GTTTTTTAAGATGATCAAGCAAGAAACTGGTCAAGTTATTGAAGGATTAGTAGTTCGTACAAAATATTCAAATAACCTTTCAGTAAAGATAATTAATCAAGAATACGATTCAAAAAATTGACATGAATAAAAAAAGAAAAGATAAATTAGAAAAACCAGTTATTGAGTTGATAGAATATTGGTTAGAATGCATTATGAAGAAGATAAACAAAGAAATGGAGACTAAGATTAAAATGTTTCTATTTGCAAGATGGATATCTATTTGCTATGGCGATTCACAGCTTGATGGTAAAATGGTTGATGAAACAAATCCAAACTTTAATCCACAGGACGCGATGTCTGTATTAAACCGAGAATCAGGAGATTGGTGGAAATATCAATTAGAATATTTTGAAACGGTTGTATATCCAAACTATGTGGACAATGGAACTGTTGAAAATACAGAAAAATTTTTAGATGAATAATTACAAGATTATAATTGATCGGAAAATCCTATTGGATTTTATTAATTGGCTTCCAGAACTAGAATCTGGTGAGGCGTATTATGTCTGCCTGATGGCTAGAAGTAAGTATGTCAAAGACACAGGAATTACGCATATTAGCAGTGATAAACAGCAACTAAAAAGATTCACATCAACCAAAGAATTTCTATTTGAGAAAATCAAGCAACTAGAATGTGAACTTGGTAATTACAAACAAAAGCATACTAATATTCCACAAGAAGCACTAGCCATATATATTAGTCCAAATCCACGCAGTTATGAAAAAGCGGCTAAGAGTGGATTAATAAAACTAGCAAACTTGATAACCAAACCATATGGTGGATATAATCCACACCAAGAAATGATGAGTGAAATTCAAAAATCATGTAGTAGAAAAATATATCTTGATATTGATTTTGATGATATCACAATTGAGTCTATTCTGAACGATCTAAAACAAATGATCAACTCAGAATGTCTTAATTTTCTGCAAACAAGAGGTGGATTTCATTTATTAGTGGAATTATCTAAGATTAAAGAGGAATATAAAAAAACTTGGTACAATAAAATAACCACATTATCGGGAGTAGATATTCGTGGCGATAATATGATACCAATTCCTGGTTGTTATCAGGGTGGATTTGTGCCGAAATTTTATGAAATATGAAAAAATTTGTAGTAATAGGTGATATACATGGTCTCAATGTATGGAAAGAATTAGTCGATATAAATAAAATGTCGACTGAAAAAGACTATATTCCAGAATATGACAAATATATTTTCTTAGGAGATTATGTTGATGCCTATACTAGAGATAATGAAAGCAATACAATTAGTAATTTAATTGAAATCATTGAACTAAAGAAAAAATATCCATATCATGTCATTCTATTGTGGGGAAATCACGATAATCAATATCATCTAGATCCACCGTCTGGAAGAGTATTTCGATATTATGGATGTTCTGGATATCGACAAACAATGCATTTTGATTTGTATGATATCTTTACTAAAAATAAAGATCTATTTCAATTTGCACATCAATATGAAAATTATTTATTCACTCATGCAGGAGTACATCGTGGTTGGTATGAATTTAGAGCAGAAAAAGAAATCGATAAAATAGCAGAAGATGTAAAACACAAATATGACGGCGTTGATGGAATGTTTGATATTGAACCACATGATACTTTAGCTGATAAATTAAATCTTGCTTTTAATAGAAGATTAGAATGTATTTTTGATGTTGGGCGGATTAGAGGAGGAGATCATGATGTCGGTGGACCATTTTGGTTAGATAAAAGTAATGCTGATAAACCAATTATTGGATACCATCAGTATGTTGGCCATACAAAAGTAGAAGATTTTATGACAAATAAAATTGATGAAAATACTAGCATTACGTTTTGCGATGTCTTACAATTTAAAACTGATTATTACATTTTGGAAATAAAATAATCCGATATATATAGCACATTGCGGGGTAGACTGGAGATGGCACCAGCGAAGTCTCATAAACTTTAACCGAAAGGAACGCGGGTTCGAGCCCCGCCCCCGCTACTTTTGACACTTTTGTACTTTCTGTATACTTATATATGGAGGTACAAAATGAGAAAAGAAAGAAAATATCATTACATTTATAAGATAACAAATGCAATAAATGAAGAATTTTATATTGGCATGCATTCAACTAAGGAATTAAGACAAGATAAATTATGTATGAATCTGACAAATGGAGGTGGTGGTGGATTATATAATGAAGAACATGCAAAAAAATTCCATATTGCTGGTGGTGTGGCCAACTTACCATTATTACAAGAAGGATATAAGATACATGCAGAAAAACTGAAGTCTGATTCCGAATACAGAAAAATATATTGTGATAAACTTAAAGGAAATCAAAACTGGTTAGGTAAAAAACATAAAGAAGAATCTAAGAAAAAAATAGGCTTAGCAAATTCCATAAACCAAAAAGGAGAAAAAAATTCTCAATATGGAACACACTGGATTACAAATGGTGTAGAAAATAAAAAAATTAAAAATAATGAAAAGCTACCAGATGGATACAATTTTGGTAGAAAATTCAATTATGTCTAACAAAATGGAGATTTATGATAAAGAAAAACATTATGATAATAGTCCTTTGTATAGGATTATTATTTTGTTCGTCAGTATCAATACATTATTCAGTTAATAATATGATACTAAAAACCGAAAAGAATGTTTTGATTACAAAATTAGATCAATCAAAAATAGATAAAAAGAATTTAATCCAAAAAAACAATCATCTAAAAGATAGCATAGCTGGATTATTATCATTTAACAGAAATAACGTAAAAAGGTTAATGAAATTATATGATATCAAACATCCAGAAATCGTATTTAAGCAAGCCACATTAGAAACAGGCAATTTTACTTCAAGAATATTTGCAGATAATAATAATCTGTTCGGTATGAAAGAAGCACGCATACGTGCTACAACATCAACTGGAACAGCTTTTGGGCATGCTACATATAATAGCTATATTGACTCGATCAAGGATTATAAATTATGGCAAATGACATTATATGATGAAGATAAATACGATTCAGATTACTTTGCTTTTTTAAATGCGATTGGGTATGCTGAAGATAAAAAATATATACGAAAATTAAAAAACTAAAAGTCATGAAAAAGAAATCGCCGATATGTGATAATTTTAATATGAAAAGTAAGCATTTTATTAAGATCAATAAAATTATTGAATCATGTAAAACAATAGAGCATATATATCAGGCTGATAATTGCATTGATACACTAGATTCAATATTTGATGTTAAATTAAGTAATTTAGGATATTTGCGTACAAAATTACATAAAAAACTGTCTTTAATTTCAAAATAATGAATAGAGGCTATTTTGGCATTGGTATTATTGCTGGTAAAACACCAGAAAATCTTGGAATGCTTTTCCGATCAGCAAAAGCGTTTGAAGCTAATTTTATATTTACGATTGGATGTCGGTATAAGCGACAATCATCTGATACTATAAATTCGTCGAAACATATACCATTGTTTGAATTTAGAGACTTTGAAGATTTCAAGAATCATATACCAAAAGATGCTAAGCTGGTTGGAATTGAAGAAGGTAGTTTTCATGAAATCAGATCTTTTGTTCATCCAGAACGAGCAATATATATTCTTGGAGCAGAGGATACTGGCATACCACCAGAAATTATATCAAAGTGTGATATGTGCGTAAGCATACCAACAATGCATTGCTTAAATGTATCAGTTGCTGGATCTATTTTAATGTTTGACCGAAAAACCAAAACAAAAAATTAAAAATATTATATTTATTAACGCATATAAACTATTCATAAATAATTTTGGGAGATTAACTTGAATACCGAACTGATTGTTATAATATCCGGATTTATCATTACTGCACTTGGTATCATATTTAATCCAGCGATATCATCAAAAATTAACTCTTTAAGAAAAGACATTGAGATAAAACTTCAAGAAATGTTAAATTTAAGTAATAATCAATATAATATAATAAAAGAAGACGTTAGAGAAATTAAGAAAGATATAGTTAATATTGATTCTGAAATGAAGGATCATAATAAATTTATATCAACATATATTGCAGAAAAAGGAACAATACAATGTTTGGATTTTGTTGTTAGCGATGCTTTAAAATATGTGTCTGAATATGATGAGAAATTATCTAATTTTATAATGTTTATATCAAGAATATCAATTGATTTATTTAGAGAATTAATTGATATAGGTGTTGATAATTTTACAAAAGAATTATTAAATGGAAAATTGAAAATGGCAAGAAATAAAGCATTTAATAATAAATATGATTTTGTTTCACCCGAATATTTAAAAAAATTCAAAAGCATTAGACTAAAAAATAAAAGTGGAGAAATATTAATAAATCAATTATTGGATATAAGTTCAGATAATGTAAATTCAACTACAGAAAGATTTAGAAATATAACAGAGCATTATATGCAAAATTTAATGAAAGATATTATTATTACATGGAATGAACATAAATTAGAAACAAAATGAAAAAAGAAAAAGTTTTAACAAAGAAGTTTTTAGGAAAAACTGAGTTTCCTAAATTAGAGCAACCAAAAACATCAAAGAAAAAAAGAGCAATTGCAAAAGAAGAAAGATTGTTTGAAAAGAAGCATCTTAAAGCATATTTACGAGGTGATGCGCGATTTTGTTATCGAGTAGATCCACAAACGAAAGAACCAATTTGGTTTGATGTTATGTTCAAGTATGAAATGGTATGAATAAAAAAGTTGTTATGATTGGTGGCACCGGACTGCTTGGTAGATCAATCAAAATCATAAACAGAAATATTATAAAGGAACAGAACATAGATTATATAATAATACTAGCTCATAATTTTTCAGAGTATATAATTAAATCATTAAATAATTTTGGATATAAAGGTAAGTATATTACATTCTTACCAGAAATAAGAATACAATGATATATATACGAAAAGGAGGTTACTGTAATGAACACATTATATTACATAAGATTCTATCTATTACTCTGGTTTACAAACCATTTTAATAAAGAAAAAATAAATCCTATTGAAAAAGATGATTGGGTTTTAATATTTCATGATGAGTTCAACGACAATAAATTAGATGAAAAAAAATGGACTACTAACGAACATTGGGGCTATATAAAACATGGTGTTGCTTGGTTAAAAGAACAAGTATCATTCAAAAATAAAACTTGTTATTTAACTACTGATAAATATGTCGGTCCTAATCCTGTAAAGGATCTAGATGGAACTATCAAATATATAGATAATGTTTCTGGAATGCTTTGTTCAAACCCAACTTTATATTGTAAATATGGCTATTATGAAATAAGATGTAAACCACCACCAAAAGGAATAAAATACTGGCCAGCGTTTTGGTTTGAAAGTAAAAAATCATGGCCACCAGAAATTGATGTATTTGAATTAATGCAACCTGGAAATAGCAGACGATTAATAATGACATATCATTGGTTGGATGATGAAAAAAATAAAGACCAAATTACAGCACTAATTATCCAATGCTACACAAAAAAATTAATACCATATGTTCCAAAAAATATAGATGATGTTATACAATTATTGAGAATAGATTGGACTCAAGCAAAACAAGAATATATTGATAGTATTAATAAGTTAAGAATTCATAAAAGTTATCATGTAGGATTTAGTGGATATAATTGGAGTAAAAAATATCATACATTTGCTGTTAATTGGGAACCAAAGAAAATAACTTGGTATATTGATAATATTGTAGTATTTAGATTAAAAGAAAATCAATGGATAAATTTTGGCAAACGCATTAAATTACCAAAATATCCAATGTATGCAATAATTAACAATGCCACTACTCCTGGAAATGTATTTGAGCCGGATGAAATCCCAATGCCAATGCCAGTAAGTTATTTTAGAGCATATGAAAAAGAATAACGGATGTAGTTCAAATGTAACAAGTAAAGTCTCACGCATTGTAAGTTTTGAGATAAAATATCTTTTGAATCATCTATGGTGATGAAAAAATTTGCAATATATTAAAAAGAAGGAGATGGAATGAATAAAAATCCACAGGCATTTATTGCCAAAAACAACAATAGATTTAAAGTCTATAATCCAGGAACCGTATATATAGATGACGGTACTGAGTTTCAATTAGAATTTTGGAACCCAACTGATAAGACTATCTTAGCTAAATTTTCTTTTAACGGAGAAGATAATTCAATGGGCACTGGTTTAATATTAAGACCAGCTGAAAGAGTTTGGTTAGATAGGTATTTGAATAAAGAAAAGAAATTCAAGTTTGAAACATATAAATTTGAAAACAATAAACAAGGAAGAGATGCGACTAGAAACAATGGTTTGGTGAGCATTTCTTTTTTTAAAGAAAAAAATCCAAACCATTGTATTAGACGGTACTGGAGTAGAGGATGGCAAAGCTATAATCCATCATGGACATATGATGCTAGTGCTTATACTTATAAACCAGGTACATTACCACCAAAATACGGATCAATTGAATTTATTTCACATATAACTGGTCCGTGTTTCGACGGTACAGTATTTACTACAGATTCTGTAAATACTAATTATAAAGTAGATGAAAATCTGGTATCTGGAAATATGTCGGCTAATGTATTTAATTGTAATGCTAAACTTAATGAACCAAAACAATCAAGTAATCTTGATGTAACTGGTAGAGTTAGTATCGGGAGCCATTCAGATCAAAAATTAACTGATATTGATATGGAATTTGAAGTATTTTCATTCTATAATATTGAATATAAAATAAAACCAATTGAAAAGAAAACATCAGGTAATGTTACTACTTACTGTACTTCGTGTGGTTATCGAAAAAGAAAATCACAATGGAAAGTTTGTCCAATTTGTGGTAATAAATTTGAATTTTAAGTATTAATTAATTTCGTGAGATTTTACTTGTTTTCTTCATGAAATTTTTGTATATTTGTATAATAGTATAAAAAATTGTATATGGCCGATTTAGAAAAAATAAAAAGGTACGTATTACGAAATAATAATACTGCTAAATTATGCATTGATAAAAATGGTTTATTTTATATAGCTGATCAAAATGGAAACTTGTTTACTGAATATTTTATACCACACACACCAAAAGCATTTAATGCTTGGAAAACAGCTAAAGAAATAATTGAATTAAATAAAAATCTAAGACGCACGCATCCGCTGAAGAGTGTATTTTATGAAGATGCCGCTGATAGAATTAATGGAAGAAAAAAATTATGAACGAATATATCGCCGGAGCAGTATCATTTGTTGTCGGTTGTACTATAACGTATATACTTATAACCATAGCATATAAGCGTGCTCTGCGTCGTCTTATACAAGAAATAAATCTAAAAAGCGTCGTAATTGAAAAATTAAAAAATCAATCAAAAATAAGAGATACACATATTTATGATAGGGAATACAAAGCTAGAAAAAATGAAAAATCAAAGCGCTGAAGATATAAAAAAAATATCAAATGTTGAATCAATACTAACTGATTTATATGATGATAAGAGCTTATCTTCAAGAAAAATAATAGCCGAATCAGAGATAGAAAATCTATTTACTGTTGGTACATATGATTCTAAAAAAAGAATCTCAATTGAAAAGAGACTGATCATGCTATTAAAAAAAATAAATGCATCAGATAAAGAAGCAATAAAGATAAACAAATTTTTTCTGAAAACGTGTTTGTCTAAAATTGGGATGGGATATTGTTTAAGTGTTGATATAATACGATATTTGAATTACTTAAACGATATAGTAAACAACGATGGTACTAAATAAAGCCATATACAATATTTATAATAAACTACAGTTACCCGATCGTTTATTATTTACATATTATATGCTAAATAATGACGTAAAATCAATGTTAGATATATTTGTATGTCGAGTGTCAGTTGATGAAGAATTTATTGTATTTGAGTCAAATTATCCAAAACACATAAAACAATCAATTACAAAATTATTCATGGACGGCTTCATATTATCGTCTGCGTTTGGAAGTACTAATAAAGAAGGACCATATAAATATACAAGATACTGCGTATTTAATGGATTCATACAACCAATAAGTTTGAATTAATGTTTAAGAAAATCATAAATATAAATGGAGAATCATTCATTCTGAATAAAGTAAAACATAAGTCTTTAGAACCAGATGTTGAATATTGGAAAAAAATTACATGTTCGGATACGGTAGCTGAAGACAGAGATAATTATTATTTTGCAAGTACGATTGAAGATGCTACTATAGTTCCAGAGCTATTGATTGAACATAAAGAATAGTACTGTGCTAGCTAGTATTAGCTCTCGGGTACAGCTCTAACTATGTAATTGGAATTTAATAAAATGAGTTTTCTGAAAATAAAAGGAGAAAAAAATGAAAAATAAAGAATTAATAATAGCAAATCTAGAATCAGTATCAAATTTAACAGAATATTATATAAAGGCGATTAATGGTACTAAAATATCGCCATCTGAACTGGTTGGAGGACTTGATACACTGAAGAAAAAAACTGATTATGTATTAGAATTAATTAGGGTATCATAGAATGAACAAACAATTTAATTTTCAGAACACCATGATATTGTTAATAATATTTATTGCTTTATCATTACTAAATACATGTAATTCATGTAATACAAATAGGATAGCAAAACAAAATCAAACAACGATTCATAAATTAGATTCCAGTATCAATGTTCTTGATTCAACGATATATTCAGATTTTTATAATAAACAAGAATTAAATTTGAGAATGGAAATATTTGGTTTGAAAACATCCAAAAGAATGCTTTATGATAATAATGCTATTATTCGCACAGTGGTTCGACCGGACGATCAGATGAATGAATATGATATATTGATTGAAGATTTACAAAAGGAGTTGGATGGGATCAAAAAATAAAATAGTACATTGGTTTATTATTATTATATTTACATTTCTTTATTTTTTTGTAAGTTTAATATCGATGTGGCATGTGGTTGATTTTTTTGAATTATCAAATAATTTAACTATGTCTTGGATGTTATCAATAGCATTTGAAATAGGAGCAGCAGCATCACTAGCATCATTAATAATTCTCGAGAAAATGAATAAGACAATTGTATGGTTCTTATTTTTGGTATTAACAGTTTTCCAGGCAATGGGAAATACTTACTATGCATATGTTAATATTGGAGAGTTTCAATATTGGATAGAATTATTTGGATTAAATACTGAACCACTTATTGTTCAGAAAAGAATTATATCAACTGTATCAGGAGCAATATTGCCAATTGTGGCTCTTGGTTTTATTAAAGCACTTGTTGATTATATTAAACCAACACCAAAAGAGGAACCAGAAATAATAGATTCTAGAAAAGAGTTTGAAGATAAATTCTTAAAAAATCAAGAAGAAACAGATCCAGAAATCAAAGAAGTTGTTGATGATAAATTGTGGGATATAGTGGACGATAGAGAACCACTTGAACCAGAAGAAATAGTAGATGAAGAAAAAACATCCGATTTCAATGATATTATAGACACAGCAATTAAACCCAAGAAAAAAGATACTAATAAAGATACTTACGACGAAAACAAAAAATCATACTTAGATGTCAGAAAATAATCAATTGAAAGAGTTAGAGTGTAAAAGTTGTGGAAACATAGTCAAAAATTGCGATAATAGTTCTACATTAGTTATATGTTCAACATGTGTTATGGAGAATCTAGATAAAGAATTTCCATTACAAAAAATCAATAAGACTAAGAGCGATAAACCTCGTGGTTGGCATTTAATGAAACAATATGTCCATAAAGATGGCACAGTATATAAATTTGGTAAAGAAAATAAAAAATTAAAAGGCACACTAAATCCAACTAAAATAAAAAAGAAAACAAAGAAAAAATTAACAAATAAAGAATTAGAATTTAATAGATTAGATGTTATTAATGATATTAAGAAATTAAAAAAGAGATTAAAGATTGAAACTAATCCAAAACGAATGAATAAGATACATAGAGCTATTAATAAAAAACAAATTGAATTAGCAAAAATAAAATAATTATGAGTAAAAAAATAACAGCAGACGAATTAGTCGTTAATTATGAAAAATTAATTAAAATAGCAGAAACATATTTTTCTGAAGATAGAATGAAAAAGGTATCTGAACTTCTTAATTTCTACGAAGTTAGGATGTCGACTGCGCCGGCTAGTGGTAATATCGGTTATCATAATTGTTACGTTGGCGGATATTGTGAACATGTATTAAATGTAATTAATTTTGCATTGAAAATAAAAGAAAATATATGGACTGGAGCAGATTGTAATGCAACGGACGAGGAATTGGTATTTTCAGCATTCTTTCACGATTTTGGAAAATTAGGCGATAAGAACCACGAGTATTATATAGTAGAAGAATCACAATGGCATGTAGAGAAGATGGGGCGTATGTATAAAATTAATCCAAAAATACCATTCATGAAAGTAACAGACAGGTCATTATTTATACTGCAGGAATTTGGAATAAAATATACGATTAATGAGTTTTATGGAATTAAATTATCTGATGGACTATATGACGAATCAAATAAATCATATTATATTAATTACGGCGATATGAGTATGTTTACAGCATTACCACATATCATACATTCAGCTGATTTAATGGCATCAAAAATTGAAGGTATGAATGTAATAGTTCCAGCACCTAAAAAATACAAAGATAGAAAACCAAAAATAGAGGAAATTGATACATCAAAATCAAAGATATTCGATAATCTATTTGATATAACAGAAGAGGATTAACCATGGAAATATTTATTATTATTGTATTAGTTATTTTACTAATTATTGGATCGTTTGCAATATACAACTTAATTATTAAAAATAGAAAATTGATTGAAGCAAATATTGAATATGACGACTGGTTCGGAATATTCAATAATAGAATAAGAGAAACGATGGAGATGATTAACGAAGTCGATCACAGCGGGGTGTTTGAAGCTGACGATGATGTCGGGCATAGCTTCCAGAGCATTAAAGAAATTATAAACGACTTAAATGATTTAGTAATACATGACGATAACGAAGACCTGTAATATTTCAGCAGGGAAAAAATTTTTATTATATGATTCAAAAAAAATACAAGAAATTCTAATAGAAAAGAAAACATCAAAAAAAGTATATTTTACAAAATTAGCAGAAGAAGCTATAATAGCATATAATATTGAAGAAAACAAAATAATCCGAGATAAAATATATACGGATTATATATATGTAGTACTTAATAAATTAGCTGAAAATGTGATACACTCTTTTGGGTGTCGGACATATTTGGATATACCATACGAGGACTTCAAACACGAAGTTGTTTTATTTTTAACGGATAAATTACAAATGTACGATAGGAATAAAGGTAAAGCTTATTCATATTTTACTATTGTAGCCAAACATTATTGCATAGTTAGGAATCAAACCAACTATAATACTCTAAAAAATCGAGATGACATCACGACATATGATGATTCTCCCACCGCGCTCAATATATATAATAATAACGAAAAATCAGTTGATTTGAAGAATTATCTAGATGAGTTTTTAGTGTACTTAAGCGATAATACACATTCATTTTTTACAAAACAAAACGATCTACGAGTGGTTGATGCTTTTATAAAACTAATGGCCGACCGAGAGTATATAGATAATTATAATAAGAAAGCACTGTATATCTTATTAAAAGAAATGACAGGATTAACAGCGCAGCAAATAACTAGAGTTTTATCCCAGATTAAAGTTATTTTTAATCGGCTCTATGATATTTATTGCCGGGATGGAACAATAGTTGAATGAAAAAATAAAACGTGATACTTATAAAAAAGAACAATGGACAAAGATACCGAAATATTTAGAGGAAAAAATTTTAGCGATATACTAAAGGATATATACGAGAATACTAAAAAGAAAGAAAGACAGATTATACAATTAATATCTGATCTAAAACCATTAGTATCCAATGTCAAGGACGCTATGTTGGTTGTGCCACTTATAAGTGATTACTTGGAGATAGCAGTTAAAAACGACGAACATCTTGTAAAAATGGCAGCGATCGTACAACGAATGATGAATCGTACCAAGTTTGAAGGAGATGATAATATGGTAATAACTGACGATGAAAGAGAAGAACTTATGCGTGAATACGAGGAACTTGAAAAGGAAAATAAAGTTATAAAAGAAGAGAAATCAAAGTTACAAGATGATATAGTTACATCAAAAAATGATGTTGCTGGAGATACAAATGAACAATGATAATATTATTAAATTTGGTGAAGTAGTTAATATAAATTTCAAGGACGACGATCCAGAGATCATATATAGAGTTAAAATTAAAATATATGATTTTGAAACAATAAGCACTGGTGATATAATCAGTGCTTTACCATATAGTAATAACACAATACATATACCACTTATAGGTGAAATCGTATCTATCCAAAGAGCTCCCTGTGCTACCGCTGCAGGAAATACAAAAATATTCAAATATTATTATTCACAACCAATAAGCATACACAATAATAATCATTGTAATGCATTGCCAAAACTTGCAAAAATAAATGTGAGTGATGATACGTCAGATTATTCCGATCAACAAGCCGGTGTAAGCGAAACAAAGGCACAGAAACCATTCAAACCAGGAATTGGATTCAAAGAAAATAAGGACATTAAAAACCTACAATTATTCGAAGGCGATTATTTGATAGACGGCCGTTGGGGCAATTCTATAAGATTTGGTAGCACAATCATTGACGGAGATTATTCGGTAGAACCAAGTTGGGAAGAAAGCAGTAATGCAAAAAACGGATCACCCATACTAATAATCCGAAATGGGCAGATAGACAATCCACCATCTGGCATAAATAATTTTATAGTTGAAGATGTGAACGATGATAAATCATCTATATATCTTACTTCTGGACAATTAATACCACTTGATCCAACCAGCGATATATTTGATTCATATGATAGTAAACCAACATCATTCAAGAATTATGATGAAGAACAAGTAATCATTAATTCAAATAGAGCGGTCATATCAGCTAAGAAAGATTCTGTATTTCTTAATTCAAGTAAATCAATATCCATATCAACAAAGGGGTTGATCAACCTGGATTCAGGCGACAAATATGTTGCTAATTGTCCCGAGATGTATTTTGGTGGAAAAGAAGCTACAGAACCACTTTTATTTGGGAATAAGACAGATGATTGGTTGAATGAGTTACTTGATATTTTAAATGACATATTATTGAAATTATCTACTCACATACACCCAACCGGTGTAGGTCCATCAGGTCCGCCATTACCACCAGAATTATTAGATTTTTCAAATCAAATACCACTTGACGTTTCAACAATACGGCAGAAGATAATTGAACTAAAAAGTAAGAGGAATTTTACACTCTAAAAAGAAAAAAGTGATATTTATATAAAAGCAAATGTTATGAAAAAAAATGAATTAACAAAATTAATTAAGGATGCAGTAAAACAAGCGATTAGAGAAGAACTTGGTAGTGAATTAAAAGTGCTTAAAGAAATTCGAAGCAATAGCAAAAAAATCGTTGAGAATACCAAAATCAAAAAACCAACTAAAAAAATAAACAAGAATATTAGTTATTCTAAAAACCCAGTATTAAATGACATGTTAAATGAAATGTCGCAAGAATTTGATAAAGGTAGTTGGGAATCTCAAAATCAAACGTCAGAAGATGAAATTATTACTGAAGATCAAGAACCAATAACAATTGATAATGTAAATCCAGCGGTTATACCAGAACCAGTAAAAATGGCACTGGGCAAAGATTACACTGCTTTGATGAAAAAATTAAATGATGAAAGAGGTGTTACAAAATAATGAGAAGGATTCCAAGACGGGAATTTCGCTATGATCCAGTTGATACTGAAGCAGATGTTGCAGTTGGCATAAAGTTACCATTTAATAAAACACACGGTGGACTACCACAGAGTGCTGTAGCTGCTTCTGGTAGTATTGATGTTATTAATCCATCAAGTGATGGGTTATTTGAATTATCATACACAACTGAAGAACAATCAACATCAAACTTAAAGCTATTATTGTTAACCAAAAAGGGTGAGCGGTTAATGCATCCAAACTATGGCACTGATATCCTATATTATATATTTGAGAATGATACTGATTTATTGCGAGATAATATACACAATGAAATCAACTCAGCAATACGATACTGGCTTCCATATATTATAGTAGACGACATTTCAGTTACATCTGATGGCGAGCATACAATCAATGTTTTATTAAAATATAAAGTAACCGAGAATGGTGCGAACGAGACAATTGTCTTATTTGTGGATCAATCCGGCGTAAATTTGGAGTAGAATAATGGCAAACATCAAGAAATCCGTACCATTTCTTAATAAAGATTTCGGCAATTTCCGAAAAAACTTAATAGATTTCACTAGGAATTATTTTCCTAATACTGTATCAGATTTCTCTGAAAGTTCTCCTGGCATGATGGCACTCGAATTGTGTGCTTACGTTGGTGATGTATTGTCGTTCTATGTTGATGAACAATTAAAGGAATCACTAATCCAACACGCTGAAGAAGAAGGAAACATATATACATTATCCAACGCATTCGGTTATAAAGCAAAAAATACAATACCAGCAACAACTACACTTGATGTATTTCAAATAGTGCCAGTAATTGGAGCAGGAACAGCGGCAGCGCCTGATTATACTTATTGTATGATTGTTGATGATGGAATGACCATTCATTCATCAATAGACGATGATGTAAAATTTCGTACAACTGAAGTTGTTGATTTTAGTTATTCCAGCTCGCTTGATCCTACTTACGTAACGGTTTATCAAATAAATGATTCAACAAATATTCCAGATTATTATTTATTAAAGAAGCGAGTTAAAGCATCATCTGGTGAAATCAAAACCAAAACATATGCATTCGATACTCCAAAAATATATGACAAAATATTACTTGATGATGATGATGTTACTGAAATACTAGATGTAACAGATTCTGATGGAAATATATGGTACGAAGTACCATTCTTAGCACAAGATACAATCTTCAAATCAATTAGAAACATCCAACAAAATGACCCAGATTTATATGAATATCGTGAAGCAGCTCCATATCTACTTAAACTAGTAAAAACATCAAGACGATTTGTAAAGAGGTTAAGGAGTGATCACAAGTTCGAGCTTCAGTTTGGAGCAGGAATATCCAGTGATGTAGATGAAGAAATCATCCCAACACCAGATAAAATTGGATCAACCTTAGCTGGAATATACAAAAATGTTGATACATCAATTGATCCATCTAACTTTCTATATACAAGATCGTATGGTCTCGCGCCATCAAACACTACATTAACCATAAGGTACATGGTTGGCAAGGGATTAAGCGATAATGTATCTTCAAACGATTTAACTAATATTGATTCAAAAACTACGACATTCGTTGGTAGTGGTTTGGATGGTTCGATGGAGATACTTGTAGGAAATTCACTGGCATGCACAAATCCAGGCGCAGCTGTTGGTGGTGCTAGCCGCGAGTCGATAGAGGATATCCGAAATAATACAATATCACTATTCGCAGCACAAAATCGGGCAATCACAGCAGATGACTATATAGTTCGTACATATACATTACCACCAAAATACGGATCAATCGCGAAGGCTTATATAGTGCAGGATGACCAATTGGATCCACAAAATATAGATCAACGGATACCAAATCCTCTTGCTCTAAATCTCTATGTTCTTGGTTATGACAAAGACAAAAAATTAACACAACTAAACTCAGCAGTAAAAGAGAACTTGAAGACTTACTTATCTCAATTTCGTATGTTAACTGATGCGGTCAATATAAAAGATGCATTCATTATTAATATAGGAATCGATTTTGAAATTATAACGTTGCCTGGATATAACTCTAATGAAGTGGTGTTTAGATGTATTGATCAACTAAGAAAACTAATGAACATCGAAAAATGGCAAATCAATCAACCAATTATCAAATCACAACTATACACAGAATTAGATAAGATAGAGGGAGTTCAAACTGTAGTTAATATTAAGATTACTAATTTATGGGAGACGGACTATGGATATTCCGGAAATAGGTATGATATTAAAGCGGCAACGGAAAACGGAATTTGCTACCCCTCACGTGACCTAAGTATTTTCGAATGTCGCTTCCCGAATATGGACCTGAGAGGGAGATCGGTTAATTACTAAGGAATAAACCATGGAAAAATGTAGTCTTTGTAATACAGAATTTAAGAATAAATACTCTTTAGGAAATCATTTAAGATATGGGTGCACTAATAGTAGTGAATATCAAAGTTCTGTTAGAATAAAAAAAATAGTTTATATTGAGTGTAAAGAATGTCATATCATATTTGAAGTTCCATATGCAAAAAGGAGAAGAAAATTTTGTTCTAATAAGTGTCATGGAATATGGATAACCGGAGATAATAATCCATGCAAAAAGAAAGGTAGATATATAAACTGTATTATTTGTGGTAAAGAATTCTATGTTACAGATAGGAATATTGATAGAAAATATTGTTCAATGAAATGTGTGTGGGAGGGTAATAAGGGCGACAACAATCCAGCAAAAAATCCCGAGGTTGGCAAAAAAATAAGCGAATGGAAAAAAGAAAACCACCATTGTGCTGGCAAAACATTTGAGGAATGTTATGGTGTCGAAAAAGCTAGAGAAATAAATTTATATGGAAAAATATTAACTCAAGCCGAAATCACACAAAATTACCAAGCAATGAAAAGCCGTTATGGAAAATGATTAAACTAAAAGAAATACTAAATGAATCAAAACAGGTTGGAATTATATATCACTATACTAACAAACGAGGATTAGATGGCATATTAAAAACAAATATAATAAAAGCATCAAAAGAAAAATATATGGGCAACACTATGTATTATGTATCGTTCACTAGAAATAAAAATTTCCACAAGAAGGGAATGAAATTTGATGTTAAAATAGAATATAGAATTACAATTGATGGAAATAAATTATCAAACAATTATAAGATATATCCATTTGCTTATATACCAGGATGGAATTATACAGATAATTGGGACTATGATTGGTTGGATGATGAACCCGAAAAAGTTAAAAGAGATTTCTTAAATGCAACAGGTGATTATGATGAACAAGAGGAGCGAGTTTCATTAAAGAGCGCATCCGACAAAATAACGAACATTAAAAATTATATAATAAAAGTTGATAAAGTTGCTGATTTATAATGATTAAACTAAAAAACATACTATTAGAAGAACGTGAAGAACGTTCCGCTGGAATCATACCATACTATAATAATAATGGTGAAATCCAATACTTATTACTAAAGAATAAGAACATCTGGGGCTTTCCAAAAGGACATGTTGAAAAAGGAGAAAGTGAAATCAAAGCAGCAAAAAGAGAAACAAGTGAAGAAACTGGATTACATAATATTGAAGTACACTCTAACTGGAAAGCAACCACTAATTATATTATTAAATGGGACTTTGAAAATAATAGAAAGTTTGAAAAACCCAAACAAAAAGAGGTTACTTACTTTCTTGGAAAGACTAATTCCAAAAAGGTAAAATTATCACATGAACATGACGCTTATAAGTGGTTAACATATGAAAACGCAATGAACACAATCAGTTTTAATAAAAAATTAATTAAAAGAGCAAACGAATATATAGTAAGGAAATAACAGAAATGCAGTATAACATCTATTCTGAAAAAGACGCAACTATTTATGAGAGTTCTGCTTCAATGAACACTGGAGTGGATGAAATATTAGAGGTTGATAAATTAGTAACAACATCCGAAAGAAATTATAATTCCAGAATATTAATGAAGTTCGACCTAACAGCAATAAGTGCGTCTATCGTTGCTGGTGATATTACTAGTCCAAAATTCTACTTAAATTTAAGTGTTACGGATGCATACGAACTTCCAGCAGAGCACACACTATATATTTATCCAATTTCTGGATCATGGAATATGGGAATCGGCAAATATGACTACGACCCAGCAGTTGATGAAGGTGTTAGTTGGAAATATCGTCTAGGATATACTGATGCAACAAAATGGGCAACAAGTAGTTTTGCAACAACTGAAACTGGATCATACTCAGTTGTAGAGGGTGGTGGTAATTGGTATACTGGCTCTTATGCCTCTCAATCATATACTTTTGAATCAAATGATATGCGAGCAGATGTAACTGATGTGGTAAACTCTTGGTTGGATGGAACTTATACAAACCACGGATTCATAATTAAACGTCTGGATTCTGATGAAGCAAGTACTACTGAATTTGGTAGTATTAAATACTTTTCAACTGAAACGCATACAATATATGTGCCAAAACTTGAGACTGTTTGGGATGACTCTTCCTGGGCAACTGGCAGTTTAACAGAATTAACTGACGAGGATATTTCTATCTATACAAAAGGACTGAAACAAGAATACATTGAAGATTCAAAAATCAAAGTAAGAGTATATGGAAGAGCAAAATATCCAACAAGGACATATTCTACTTCATCTAACTATTCTACGGTAAAATATTTACCATCCTCTTCCTATTATGAAGTGCGAGATGCTTATACCGAGGAAGTAATAGTTCCATTTGATACAAGTTATACGAAAATAAGTTGTGATACAACTGGAAACTATTTAAGATTCTGGACAGACGGACTACAAGTTAGCAGATTCTATAAATTTGTTTTCCGAGTTGATCGAGAAGGTGGAGATCGTATTGATTATTATGATGATGATTACGTATTTAAGATAATTAAATAAGATGGCAGCAAATAAAAAAAATATAGGATCAGTTTCAACTAAAATTTCAAAAGAAACAAAAAACACTATTATCAAAAAGAAAGTTGGTGGTAAAACTACGCCACAGAAGAAAAAAACAGATGAAATCATACTAAATGATGAAGTATTATCAAGAGATAGTAATGTAGAAGAAATAGGACAAGAAAATATACTTAGAATGTCTAAAGATGTTGTAATCGATTCTAGTTTGAAAAGACACGAATCAGGCTACATAATATCAAATGACGATTATACTGAGCAAGATAAATCATATTTGAATATAGCATTAGTTGCAAAACGGTACTACAAAAAATCATATGAAGAAATAATTGATACTGAAATACGGGAATTAACATAATGTCGTTAAATCAATATACAAATACCAGTGATATAATCAATACCAACAAACCAATTGTTGGAAACTTCTATAGTGATGCTGATAGGACTCTATTAGAAGGCGAAATGACCAATGTTAATTTTGGTGAACAAACTACAGATTTAATTGAGTTTCATGTGTATGATGAGATTGGAAACATAATTAAGAGCAATCATGTTTTGGATGGTTGGTTTCTTAAGAAAAGTACAAGCAACGACCCAGCAAATATAGTGTCAGTTGATATACATGATAATATAAGAGAATTCAAATTAGACTCAGGAAAATATAGAGTTATATTAAATTTTCATCGTGATATTATTGGTAATGTCTATGGTGATAAATTATATGTTTCAAGAATTTCAGATACTAGAAAAGAAATAAAATTATATGGTGGTTCTGAAATAATTAGAAAACAAGTACAAGAACTAGAATTGTCAAATGAAAATCTTGAATTTTATGAAGACTTCTTAATAAACTTTGGGAATAATGATCTGGTTAAAGTAACTAAAATCAAAATTATTGGCAATGAAATAATTTGTAAATTATATAATGAACTACCAGCAAATTTTACTGAAAAATCATTATGTTGGTTAACAATTGACGTTCGTTCTCCATATATTGATAATGTATTATTGACCACATTATTCAGCGATAAACCAAAGAATACGATAGCCGAACCCAATTTTGATATTAACGTAATGGATAACGTTAGTGTTGAAACCAATCTAAAAAACTGGAATGATATACTAAGTAGTAATCTAATTACTTCTCAACAATTAATTGATACTTATTTTAGTTCGAGCATTGAAGGAATAGACTTAAATGTTGATTATTCAAGTTGGGATAATTTTATACATTTTAGTTCAGCAGAGGAGAGAATAAAGAATTTCAAGTACAAATTGGGAATTATTGAATACTACGAAAATAGAATTGAACTATTATCAGTAACAACCGGCAGCGTTCAGAATAATATTATTGATTCATTCAGTAAAAGAAACAATGTTATAGCTGGCTTTGATGGATTTGAAAAATATTTATATTACGAAACTGGTTCTAAATATACACATGTAACTGGATCAATTGGCCAATGGCCAAAAAAATCAAATACAGTTGTGGCTCCATGGCAACAAAAATTTAAGGTATGGAATAATATTAATGCAATTACTCCAGCTGATGGAGGAACTCAATATGTCCAAACACCAATACCAGAATATACATTATATGCAACATCAGAATCTATAGCATCTGATTATTATGATGCCTTGTTGGTTTCGGCACAGGACCATGATCGTGAAAACGACCATGCTTTAGTTAATACAATACCAGCGTCTATTTATAATGATACGTCAAATGATAATTATGTTTTATTTGTAAATATGATTGGTCACCACTTTGATATATTGTGGTCATATGTAAAAAATCTAACTAGCATATACTCAAGAGAAGAACATCCGGACGATGGCATACCATCTGATTTAATATATGATACAACAAAAGCGTTTGGCTTTGAGTTAAGTTCCGGCAATAAATTAACAGATTTATGGAAATATACACTTGGGACTGATAACACTGGAAGCTTACAGCAAACCGGTAGCATGGCTTCGAAACCAAATCGAGATATCACAAAAGAAGTTTGGCGAAGAATATTGAATAATGTACCATATTTACTAAAAACAAAAGGAACCGAGAGAAGCATTCGAGCATTAATGTCGTGTTATGGTGTTCCAAATACAATACTTAGAGTGGTTGAGTATGGTGGTCCTAAAGTAGCGGATGATATTCCAAAATATATTATAAATAAATTTAATTATGCTACGACATTTGACTCTGGCTCAGATCAATATGTTCTGATACCATCGCAGCCAGACTCAAATACACCAAAATCAATTACATTTAGAATTAAACCAGTTGAACCAGAAGGAACTGACTGGAAAGAGATAATGTCGATTGGTTCTGATTTCAAATATGAAATACAAAAAACAGGATCAGCAGACGACGAACGTGGGAATGTTAGATTTACTAGTGGCAGCGTATCAATGTCAATAAATGATCAGCGGATATTTGATGGTGGGTTTTCTTCAACAATGATTAGATACACCAATAGCGGTTCATATCCAATTGATTTATTTTTGAAGAAATCAGAATATGGAAAACTTGTAATAAATGCTTCTGCTAGTGCAGATATAGATGCCGGCAATTGGAACTTTAGTGGCGACGTAACTTTCGGAGCGAGTCTGACCGGATCAGCACAAGAATTCCGATTATGGAAAACTACAATAAACGAAAATATTTTTGAAAATCACGTACATTCACCAGAATCATATAATGGTAACGACCCAACAGCATCTTACTATGACTTGTTATGTAGAATACCAATGATATATGGAATTGATTTATCTGTTACGTCAAGCATAACTTCAATGCATCCAGATCAATCATTCGTGGTTACAGCTAGTTTCTTTAATTTTACAACAGCATCATATGAACCAATCGAAGAAGATCATTATATTGAAACTGTTAGTATTGGTGGTAATAATATATACTCAGATAAAATTCGTATAGAAGATAATTATCTGGTTAGAACTCTAGACTCTAAAACAAGAGCTGAAAAAAGTTCATTTGATCTTCACCCAGTTGATTCAAATGAAATTGGCATATATTTCTCACCACAAAATGTAATCAACGAAGATATATTTGATCACGTGGGATATACTTCTTTGGATAATTATATCGGCGATCCAGGAGATGTATTTAATCCATCTTATGAAGATTTAAGATTATTCTCAGAAGAATACTGGAAGAAATATACAACAAAACCAAATATATCTGATTATCTGAGAGCTATTAGCATATATGATTTTTCAATTTTCAATCAAATAAAAAGACTATTACCGCTACGAGTAAAGGCAATGACTGGTCTGCTGGTTGAACCAAATGTATTAGAGAGAAATAAAGTAGCATCAAGAAGACCATCTGTCGAGGATTTAACAAGAGAAACTGTAATTGATGCAAATGTTCTACCAGAACCATCTTCTGATTATATATATTATAGTGGTTCACTAGGACCATTAGTTACTGAAATAACCGGATCAGCAACAGATACAAAAACATATGGTGGAATCGTAACAGCAAGTTCTGGCGATGCATCAATATATAAATATACAAACTTAATCAAAAACCAAAATCATGCTGACGGTGATGGTCTAGCGGTATTCGTTACAGCATCAAATTCATCTGACAATTATAATCCATTTGGAACAATAGTGACTGGTTCTCGATTATCGACAATAAGATATAAAGATAATTATTTCTACTCATCTTCATATAGTTCTTCACTCAATGATTATTATTCAAGTTCAAGAGAGGTGGCAGAGGTTCAAGACTCTAATCAATTACCAACTGGACTATTTAGATCATTTTATGAAGGGTGCAAAATAACAGGACCAGCAGTAAACGCAGATAGTACAGAAACAGTAGACGGTGGACCTGTAGTTGAGTTAATTGATGCTAATCCAAATCAAATTATATTAAATCAACCAGGAGCATCAGGAAGTTTGTTAGTTGAATGATGAAAATTTATATTTCTTATATTTATACTAAATAGGAATACATATGAAAAAATCAGAATTCCGGAAAATAAATTAATAAAGGAGATAAAAAAGATGGGATATTTAAATAATACGTCTATTACAGTTGATGCGATAGAGATGTCGTCCCGTATGGTAACATAAGGGTAATAAATCGGGCAAAAACGGTGAAGGCTGAGATGTTAATACCGTGTTAACTAATATGAAGATTAAAATAGTATTAGTAATGTAGAGCATAGGAGATGAGAATCTAAACAATAATTCTCCCACGAGTGTCCGGCAACCAAGATGAAAAGGTTGAAAATATATGCCGAACTTATAAGAAAAAAATTATAAGAACTAGGAGATAAAAAGCTCTTAGGATAACAGAATTGATTAACCTCTGCCGG